CCTACACGAAGCCCTCTCTTAAGGGGAGCCGCCAGAATGAGGTGTTACCCAACACCCTGGCTATGCTACTTAAGAAAGCCCATGCCCGAAACAGTATGTTTCCAGGCAATGCTTCGTTCTCGCGGTTGGTCACCTTGGTTGAAGGTGCACGAGGTGATGCTTTAAAGGCTAAACAAGCGAGACGCACAGCAGGGAGCGAAACAGAGCTCTTCAGAGTACCACGGTGGCATCTGGTTGAACTTGGTCTTTCGACGCAAGTCCCCCCGTCAACCAAAACCGAATGGTACTACAGAAGGAAGAGCCCTTCTGCGTCCACAGTGGCGCCGTCCTGCAGCGGTGGAAGAGGAGGAGGAGAGGAGAGGAAGGAGGAAGGAAGGAGACCGGCCGGTAGGTCCAAGGAGGAAGACTGCTGGTGTGGAAGAAAAGAGCGTGTAGACGCCCTCTTCAAGGCTTACCCTGCCATCAAAACGGCATGGTTCCTGGTGTACGGAGAGCCTAAAGACCTCAATGGGCCCCGCAATCGAAAGAACGCGGACGGCTTCATCAAGGTGCTCAACCGTTTCATCACACAGGGACCGGGTAGCCTGAAAGAGCTAGGTCACAGCTGGAGGTGCAGTGCGTTGGCGGGGGATTGGTACAAGCGAAAGCCCGTACCCTTTGAATCTCAGCCAAGGAACACCGGTGGGAGTAAACTCAACCACGACGTGTTCCGCACATTCCTCGCTAGTACCATAGCAAGATCATTCCACATCAACGTGTCACCCCGGACTCTACACAACGCCGAGATGAAAGCATGTGAACGGTTCATGACGCCCAAGGATGGCAACAAAGTGCCCACCCCGGAGGAACTGCATAAGTTCCTCGACGAGGTCTTCCCGCGCCGACCGATCACGATGAGAGAGAAGGGAGAGGCAGCAATGCAACTAAACTCCGCCAGGTTGAGACCGTGGGCTGAGGTTGTCCGTGATGCTTTCCAAGGGGACTCCGCCGCCATTGCACAAATGCAAGGGGCCGAGGACGGGTTAAATGACCCGAAGAAACTGGAAAGCTATCGAACCGGCAAGCTCAACCCTCCCGCCAAACCGGGAGCACATGGGAGGATCTGGCCCGCACCCTCCTCGTCTGCGTGCTACGAAGCAACGCAGAAGAAGGGAGGAGTTGCCGCCGTTCTTCACGCCCGGACGCGACCACTAGTGGAAGACGTCCTCCAAAGGGCGAAGAAGATGGGGCTGGTGCCTGGCACTTACGACGATCCTATGTGCCCCAGCCACTGTGACTGGTTGATGTACCACCAGAGCATCCTTGACAGGACTGCATCAGGTGGTGATTTACCCGTTGTCACAGTGCGGGAAGAGGTCGAAGACTGGCTTCGCGAGGATTACTGCCAAATTGGGGGCCAATGGACAAAGGCACCACCAATGACTCCCGCACCCGTAGAGGAACTGGGAGCGAAGACGCGGATCGTGACAAAGCATCCGGCCGCGCTCAACCAGAAGGCCAGGGAGATGACGGGACGGTGGCTTACAAGGCTTCGCGGGTGCGCTCTTACCCGAGACGTGCTCGAGGGTAGCGAGATTTCCCTTAAAGCGAAGGACAATGTTAGTCCCGGCGATCTGAAGATTTTCAGCGCCGACCTTACAGCCGCAACCGACCACATCTCCCATGCACTCGCTCAGGCATTCGCTCACGCATGGTGCGAGCACTGGGGATGGGGGGATGACCACGAGTGGATCCCCCTCGTTTTTGGTCCCCAAACGCTCTACACCCGCGACAAGGAGTGTCTTGGACCGAGCAAAAGTGGAGTGCACATGGGCCTCGGACCCTCTTGGGTGATTCTCAATCTCATCAATGCTTTCTCCTCATGGCGTGCTGGTGCATCGAGGCATTCGTTCCGGATTTGCGGTGACGATCTCGTGGGGCTCTGGCCACAACACGTGATCGACGCATACAAAAGAAATATGCGGCTCATGGGACTAGTTATAAACGAGCCCAAGAGCTTCACCGAAAAGGGGTACGGCGTATTCTGCGAGAGAATAGTGGCCCGGACTGGGCCAAGAACGGCAGCGTCCAAAGACATCGGACACCTGTCGGACTTCGCGGCTATGAGAGCCACCGCGCTACTCTCTGCAGATCCCGTTTCCACCTGCGCGAATCTACTGTCGCACACCCGGAGCGCAAAGCGACTTATCGTCCGCCTCGTGCATCAAACATGCAGGAACATCCTTCCATCAGGACTCCCTCAGGGACCAATTCAAGCGGGAGGTCAAGGCCGTGGGTGCCCAACAGCTGCGCAACTATGGCAGCTAGCTGATAAGGGACCCGTCAAGAGCTACACCATGCCCAAACTCACCCGAGAGGCGAAGGAGCTCGTGGGAATGGCAACTAGGGTACCCGAGAAGGGTATACCCTCAATGCCACTCTCCGAGGCTCTCCTCAACCTCCGGGCGGCGGATGCTTACAGGTGTAAAGCTCTCAACTGCCTAGACCGAGGCGTACCGATCAAGGTAAGGAAGTGGAGGCACAAAGCCTTGCAGGTGGAGAAAAACTTCACCAAACTTTTCCACGTTAACCTACCTGACGGTGCGTCCCGCAAGAAACCGGGGAACCACTGGACGGCGGAGGCGGCGGTACTACGACCCAAACGCACCTCCCAAACTCATCCAGCTTATCAACCCGGGTCCGTCTC